GCATACTCGTCATCCCAAATGTCCGCGATGGTGGTGGACTGACCCTTGGCCGTGCTGTCATAGATCGCTCCGCCTACCAGCACCTGATCCACGCCGAAATACTGCGCCAGGAGCCGACGCTTGGCCTCCTGTCCGCCGATCTCGATGGGGTTGGTGTAGCGGAAGGCATCCTTCAGCTCCTTCGATTTCAGGATGTTGGTGAAGACCTTATAGGTGATCGCCATCGCATTCGGCAGAAGGCCGGTTGCCGCCCTCATCGCCTCTTTCGCCGTCTCCACGTCCGCATGGGGCGTACAGCTCGCGGCCGTGCTCCACTCCGTAGTGACGTCCGCCGTGTTGGTGATGTTCGATGTATTGAACACCGCCGCCGCAATGCGCTTCTCCTGGGCGCGGAGCAGAATGTCCACCGCCCTCATGTTCGCCACCGTCTCCGCATCGAAATACCGCCGGTAAAGGGCCGCTTCCACGTCGTCCACGGCCTCTTCCCAACCGTACTCTTCGCAGGAGTAGGTTCCCGTCTCGAACTCCCAATCGGACCGGGGATACGCGGCCCTGGGCGCTCGCTTCAGATCCTGGAGCTTCAGCAGGGCCTCCAGGGGGATCTTCGGATAGTCCGCCGACTGCTGCGGGACCTCGAAGATCGGAAGGATGCTCAAGCCGATGAAGCCCCTGCGATCGGCATCGAGCATATACTCATACGCCAGCGCCGACAGGTCCGGGCGCTGTAAGGTTGTCGCTGATGTAGGTCTTGGCATTTTGTGTTACCTCCTCTTGTTGTTGATGGGGCAAACAAAAAGGCGAACCGATGGAGGTATGGCTCCATACAGCCCGCCTTGTTGTTTCTTTTCGTCGCCTCCGGATGATCAGTCCTCGGGCGAACCCCAATTTTTAATGAGCCGTTATGTCGTAAGGGCCTTCCGGGTTGCTTCCAGCCAGATGCCGCACAGGTAGAAATCGACATCGCCCAATTCCGTGTCCTTGGGATGCAGCACCAGGGTCAGGGCGCTGGGGGACGCCGGAACATCCGCAGCTGCGAGCTTCAATGTTTTCTCCTGGAGATTCGTGCTTGCCGAAAACTCCCCGGATTCCCCGCCGCAGTTGGTGTCCGCGCTCGGAGCGGCACCGGCAACGTCGAAATACGCCTCGATGGTGAACACCGGAGTGTTCGCCGGGGAAGCGGCTCCCAACGCACCGAGCAGATGGACGTACACGTCTTTGGTGTCATCGAGATCCTGGGGCAGCGTGAAATGCGCCACCAGATCGGCAGGCTTCGCAGAAGCCTCCCACTTGATGACCTGGGATTTGTTCGAGAGCTGGGCGTAACCGACGCCAGCCGGGGAATCGACCGCCTTGGTCAGCGCGGTGCCATCCTCCGCCGTGATCCAATCCGGTGTGATGGTGTACTGTGCCGTTTTCAACGCCTTCTCAATCTCGTCCAGGACTGCTTCCACCGTTGCCCCGGTCATGTTGGAGTTGGTATCGGCCACGGATACGTTTGCCGCCGAGGTTGACTTAACGCCCCACACAGCGACTTCGATAACGTCGCCGTCGGTAACGCCCGCAACGATCGACACGCCCTGCGCCGAACCGGACGAAGCATCAGACACCTTCCCGTCCGCTGCCCCATATAGAACGGTTCCGCGAGCGATCGCCGAGTTGATGTCGCAGGTGATCTCGAATGTCCCCGGCGCATTATTCAGCTTCACCGCGACCTGAGCGCCGCTTGCCGCATCGTACTCGGTCACGCCGATGTAGTCTTCACCAGCATCGGCATAAACAACCTCCGGGGGGTCAGTTGACGTTCCTGGGGAAGCGGTATCGATCTTCACCCGACGATGGGCATACAGGGCCTCGCCTGCAATGAATGTCTTGACATAATTCACACTTGACATTTTCTCTCCTCCTTATTCCGCCCGCTTGTTGAAACGGGCAATGTAGTCTTGATGAAGATCCGGATGGTCCTGGGCAACCTTCGCCATCGCCTTGCCCTTCGACAGACCTCCCGCAACCAGGCGATCCACCGCCGCCTCGAACGTCTCCTCTTTTGCCGCCGGTTCCGGCTCCGCTACCGGGGGAACAGGCGCGACCGCGGATGCCGACATCTTCCTGGCCATCTCGTCCAGCTTGCCCTTCTCCGCCGCCAGGATCTTGACCGCGGCCTCCGCCCCGGTCGTCTTGCCGTCGGCTACCATCTCCTCGACCAGCGCCTCATGGCCAGGGAGGACCTGCGCCCTCACGTCCTTGATTCGCTGCCGTTCCTTCTCCGCACCCGCCTTCTCACCGTCGGCGAATCCGGCCGCCTTGCCCTGCTCAATCCCCTCCGCGACTCCAATCGCATGAGCGTCGTCACTGATGGATTGAAACAGCTCCGGGTGCTTGGCCCGTAATTCATCCTTTGTCATTGACCATTCCTCCTTAAGATTATTCACAAGCTCGGAAAGACTGGCCACCCCGTCCGCCAAGCCTGCGGTTATGGCCTGTCGGCCAACAAATATCCTACCGTCCGCCGACTCCAGGACCTCCTCAACCGAGCGGCCCCGCATCGCGGCGACGGACTGAACGAACACCGAATAGATCGCGTCCACCTGCTCCTGGATGTAGGCGCGACCCTCCTCCGACAATGGTTTATGGGATGATGCGATGCGCTTGTAGCGTCCCGCCGTGATCTCCGTCCACCGCTCGCCCATCATCTCGTCCGCCTTCGAGATGTCCACATGGGTAGCCACCACGCCGATCGAGCCGACCGTGGTGGTATCCCCGGCGATGTATATCTTTTCCGCAGCGGCCCCGACCCAATATGCGCCGGACGCCATCATGCCATCAGCCCATGAGACGATGGGCTTCGTTCCCCTGGCCGCCAGGATCTTGCCCGACAGCTCTTCAGTGCCGTCCACCGTCCCGCCGGGGGAATCGATCGCCAGGATCACCGCATGGACCTGGGGATCTTCAATCGCCCGGTCGAACGCCTCGCCGACCTCCCGCATGGCCGTGCCGCCGAAAAGGTAAGAGAAGAACGTCATGCCTTTGGTCAGCACGTCGCGGATGTCGATGATCGCCACGCCGCTTTCCACCCGGTAGCCCCGCTCCGCTTCCAGTTCGGTCATTCCGGTCTGCATCGCGGCTTTGATCGGCTTCAGATCGATCTTCTCCCCCTTCATGTGGGTTTCATAGACTGCCCGGATCTCCTGGAGCTTTTCCGGTGCGATTGACCAAGGCGAGTTCATCACGTCTAACAGGCGCATTTTATTCATCCTCCTCGTTCGGATCGCCGTCTTCCGGCGATGAATCATCCGGCGCCGTCTGCTGCTCCACGGCAGGGACCCACAGCCCGACCTCTTTGAGCATCCCGCGCTCCTTCCGGATCCTCGGGAAGTTCTTCTCGAAGTCACCGCCGGTTAGCAGGACCGTTTCTTCGTCCAGCGTTGAGATGCCCAGGGATAGCCTCTTCTCCGCGGCCCGGACTTCCTTCACCGGATCGATCTGACCGGGCGCATCGCCGATCCAGATGGAGCCGCAATAGGCCGCTCGGGTCAGCGGATCATTGAAAAATCCGGGGGCTTGGACGCGGCCGAAGGCGACAGCCTCCGATAGCCAGTTCTCATAGACAGGCTGGCAAAAAGTTTTGACCAGCCAGGCCCTCCGGGTTCTGAAGAAACGCCAGGACTCCAGCAGGGCCGCCCTGCTTGCCGAGTAGCTGCTGCTGAAGTGGCGGATCAGGACTTCGTAGGGGATCTCAAGCGCCATGCCGATCTGTCTCATGATCGACTGTATGAAGGGATCGAACGCGGTATTCGGGCGGCCAGGATTCGCCGTCGTGATGTCCTCATTCGGGGCCAGGCCGACGATTGCGCCGTTGCCGAGCTTGTAATCCTCATCGTCTGAAGCGGCCCCGACTTCATCCGCCGGGTTCCAGGACGGCAGGCCCATGCCCGATTCCGTCTTGACGAACACCGTGAACATCCCCGCCACTACCGCCGCCATGAGTTCCGCGTCCGTGTAGCGGTCTAATTGCTTCAAGGATTCAATCACCGGGGAAAGATACGGCACGCCCCGGCTTTGGCCTGGCCGCAATACCGGGTAAAGATGGAGGACGTTGCGAAGGCCGGTCTGCTCGTTGAACGCCGGAAGGACATCCCATTCCATATTTTCGCGTGACGTGATGATTGAACCAGGATGCCCCTTCAGAACGTGATAGGCGATGGGCGCACCGTAGCGGTCTTTTTCCACACCGCCGGAGAGGGTCGGCGTGTCCATCGCCCATCCCTTGTTTTTCACCCGATCGGCTTCGATAGCCTGGAGCTTCAACAGGTATGGGCTGGGCGGCCTCGGGAACCGCGTCATGAGAAAAAATGCGTCGCCGTTCTCCAGGACTTGCCGGAGCGCAAGGGTTTGCAGATCATCAAAGTGGAGCGTCCGGGCGCAATCGCACTCCTGGGACTCCGCCCACAATAGCCACTCGCGCTCAACCGCGGACTCCCAGGCTTCCGCCGTCGCGTCGTCCATGCCGAGATATTCCCGGTCGATCCGCGCCTGGAGCTTCAGCCCCTGGCCGACGGCGTTGGAGACGACCAGACCGATCGCCCCGGTTGCGATGGGCGCATTGCGGATCAGATCGCGGGACCGCTCGCGGAGCTTCGGAAGATAAGTCAGCGTGTCGCCGTCTGCATCCCTGGTCAGAGTGGACCATCCCGAGAGGGACCGCCTCGTCACGGATGCCCCGGCGTAGCCTTCGGCATACGCCATCGACACCCTGGCCACATACCGCCGCCTGGCCGCTACGGGATCGAAATACTGAACCACTTTGTCGATGAGATTGGGTTGGGGAATGGCGATCTTTTTCATGTCGGCGTCACCCCCCTCACTACGGGTCCGGTCCTTGTGCTGGCCCCGGTCTGTGACAGGCTGCCGACCCAAGACGCCCAATAGTCGATGTTCTTCCGGATCTCTCCGGCATTGGCCAGCGTGAGGGACTTTTCGCCCATCGCGTAGGACTGACCGCTGGCAACCGCCGCATCCGCCGCAAGCCACA